TTTTATCTCCTTCTAATACAGCACCACTATCTTTGTACACTCTCATTTTTAAATTAGAGAACTCCAACATATAAGTTTGTGTTGTAGAAAATTCAAAAGGTATTAATCTTGTTTTGTTTGCACTATTAGCAACTTCTGCTAAAAATGTAGAGCCGGGTCTACGAGCTGCTGAACCATGTGGGTATACTACTAAATTTTCCAATGTTGCACAGCCAGATGTATATTTAGTTAAATCAGTTCTACCATCTAATCTTGGCGATAGCTCACCACCTGTAAAGTTTGTTAGTTCAACTGCAACTCTAGCCATGGTTTAAAACCTTGAGTTAATAAATGTACCTGCGTCTATAACATCTGTCATGCCTAAATCTTGTTCAACATTTTGACCTTCTGTTGAATCTACAAATCTAGCATCTTTTAATTTATCTTGAAATAAATTATACATATTTGTTGCTGTAGTATTATTAGAAGTAACTGCAAAAGCAATATCAGCAGCTAAAGAAGCAGATAAAGTTTCTCTTAACAATTCATCATATTCGTTAGGATCTGTAATTCTAGCAACATATAATATTTTCATGGTAGATGTATTACTTAATATTTTTCTACCTTCTACTTTGTAATTAGAATCATAATCTAATATTCGCAGCAACCTTAAACAATCTGATGGTAATGTATAAGCATAACTAAAACCCCATGCAGGAGCTGTAGTGTCTACTGCTAGTTCAACTCTTTTCTGTAAACAGTTCCAAGGATGTGTTCTAAATAAACCATCTCTTACTTGAGTATATCTTGAGTTGCAAAGTCTTGCGTTTTTTGAATCTTCTGTTAGTGAAAGAATAGTTGTTGCACCTAATTGGTTTAATGCTCCATTACAAATGTCTACTGTTGATGCCATATCACTTCCTTATAATATACTTACGTCTTATTTGTCTATCTTTTTCTAACGCAAATATTTCTTCTGTTGTCTTTTCTTGTTTAGTATCAAAGCCATAATGATATTTAGTATCATGTTTAAACCTATCTACTAATACATACCTATACACATAATTATCTTTTTTAAAATGTAATACAGGTTTTAAATCTTGTATCTTTTTCATGCACTCTAGGGGGTTTCCACTCTCGCTTCCACCCCCTAAAATTTTATTTATTAGTCTAGAACGTATGTCATTTGAACTTCAATAAGTCCAGTGGCATCACCACCAGCAGTCGTTGCAGTAACAACTAAACCATCTGGTGCATCTACAACTGAGTTTTCACCCAATGCTGTCGTAGCTGCAATGTTAAAAGCTGAAACTGATGTTGAAGCTGCTGCTGCTTTGTATTCATCTACATCTGCTGCTACAGTAGTTCCTGCTGCATTATCGTATGCTGCATGACCTATTGACAGAGTTGTACCTGAACCAAGAGCTGCGTGATTTACTCTTCCACCAATTATTCTAGCTCCATTAGGTAACTTAAACATATTGATAGTTTCTTGAGCTGCATCTGCAGTAAAATCTGCGTAAGCTACTCTTACTCTACCATGTAGTTCGTTAGTATCTAATTTAACAGAAGGTGTATCTAATGTCTTTGCGTATTGTGTTGAATTAGCCATATATATATCCTCCTATTATGCTTCTTGACATACTATACCAAGAACTTTTGCTTGTTCCATTCTAGTAGCACCAATGCTCATGCAGTAGTAAACTTGAGTAGCATACGATTTGTCTGCTCTCTCGTCTATTCTAGCATTTACATCTTTACCAATTCCTAGAGTGATACCATCTTGTGCAAAAGCAATACAAGTTCTATCGTTACCTGTTTTGCTAAGTCTATTTGATACAGTAAAGTTAAAACCAAGGAACGAGTTTACTTCGCCATTTGCCAATGCTTTTACAGTATTGAAATCAGATGAAGTTACTTCAGTTGTTCCTAAAAGGTTTGTTATTTGCTCTGGTCCCACAACAATGTGTCTAGGGATAGAAGGATCAACACTTGCTAAATCAAAAGTCTGTTTTGCAGTTCTTAATTTTGCGATTGTTAAACCAGTACCACCAGCAGCGATTGGTGTTTGAGCAGATTCACTTGTTGCACCTGTTTCACCAGTAAAGGCAGTTCCAGTTGCAGCAGCGATAATAACATCATCCATTGCTCTTCCCATTGCGTAAGCAGCGGCTTGTGCGTAAGATGATGTAGGGTCAATTAAGAGCCTTACTTTGTCTTGTTGATCAATAAGATCAGCATACTCATAATCAGCTAAAGATACTCTTCTTCTTGAGTGAGGAGTGTCTATTTGCGGAGTGTCTGAGTGTCTGCTAGTTTTTAACTGAGCAGTTACTGAGCCAACTTGATCAAAGAAAGCATTTTTTCCAACAACGCTTTCCTGTCTGACTTTGTCTCTTAATAATGATCCCATTTGTTGAGATAACATTTGTATGTTAGCAGAATACTGCTGTACAAATGCTGTAGTTATTTGTGATGACATAATTGTCTCTCCATTATTATTGTTAGTTTAAAAAAATCAGAAAGGTTATCCATCTTAATTGATAGGCAATTCTTGGATTTAAAGTCTTTTAGACTAGAAGTCTATTCCTTCTTGCCAGTAAGGTTCTTGCGAATTTTCTTACCTACTATCCAATTATAATATTTTTCAGCGATTGGCAAGGGATCATTTTTCTGAACTTCAGATCCTGTCTCCTTAACCAACCGCAATACTTCTAACCGAATTTCTTGATCATTAAGATTATTGATCTGCATTTAGCATTTCTCTTAATGTATAAACTTGTTGTACTACTTTATCGTGATCTGGATGTTGTTTATTCCAATAAGGTCCATCAGTATCATTAGTAATAGCTGATATTTCAGTTTCAATGTCAGCAACTGTATTTACATTTTCACTTTCAGTTGAAACAATTTTATCTTCTGACATCATTCCTGCTATTTTTGCAAAGCCTTTTATAATCTCTGGATGATCACCAAGTCTTGTACCATTTGATAAAGTCATATCTAATACTTCTGGATTGATATTAGCTTTAGCTAATGCACCAGCTTGTTTTACTTTACCTTCAAAGTCTCTACCCCATTCTTGTCTTAATTGTTGTTCAGCTTGAGATTGAGCAGTTTCAGTATCTATCTTTGCTTGTTGTAAAGAACCTTCCATATTGTTTTTATAAAACTCTAATATACCTTGAGCTTGTTTATTATTTAAACCAAGTTTGTGTGATTGTTCTGCAAAAGATTTAATTGCAGTTTCATCAAAAGGAACAACATCTGATTTTACATCTAAAGCATATTTGTCTGCAGATTCTGGTCTACCTAATTTTGCGTAGGCTTCATCCCATGCTTCTTGTGTAGAATTTTTTGTTGGTATAACTATTTTGTCTTGACCAATCATTTTAGTTGCGTTGATATAACTTTTTGCTAACGCATCTATTTCTGTAAACTTTTCTATACTTGGATCAGCTCTATACTCTTCACTAATAGAATCTTTCCAAGATGATGTTGGTTGTGCAGTAGGTGTTGCTACTGGAGTTGTAGGTTGTGTTGTTTCTGTAGTCGCTTGTTCTACAGGCACAGCTTCTTGTGTTATCTGTTCATTTGACATTTTTATTTTTCCTTATCGTTTCGTAGCATTGATTTAATAAATAGAATGACACTACGCTGTCCTTCCATATATGCACTTTCATGGCTATCACCTTTTACATTAGTGGTAGAATGATAATGACATCTTTTTTCAAGGTCAGATAAAACTTCTTTGCCTTCATCTGTATTGAATATGTATGTGTAATTTTTTTTTAATGCAGTTATAAATTTCTCTAGTTGTTTATCTTGTTTCATATTATTCCACTAATGCTTTTGCTTCTTCCGGCAATGCTTTTGCTAGTGGTGCTATATCTCCTCCGGCTTTTGCAACTTGTTGCATCTGAGCCATTTGTTGTTGTTCTGCAGCTTGTGCTGCGGCTTGTTCTCTTTCTGAGTTTACTTGGTTTTGTGATTTTAATAATTTTTGTGGCATACCAACAATGTCTGCTAGATGTTTAACTAAATTATCAAAATTAACATAATCAAATACTGGTGCTACATTTGCAAGGCTACCCAATATTTCTATAGCTCTCATAATAGATTGTAGCTCTGAAGATTTTTGTGCTTTAGCAAGTGGAGAAACATATTCTATTTCTATGTCTCTACCCGATAAAAACTCTGGAGCTTGTGGTAACATATTGTTACGAAGTAATATTGCAAACACTCTATCAATTAATGGTTTTAATAATTCTGATTGTAGTCTACCTAATACTGGACCCAATAATCTCATCTTCTCTTCGTTACGTTGGATAACTTCTGTTGCTGTCATTTGCGGACCATCTTGCATCATTAATTGATTAACATAGAACACCGATCTAATGCTGTCTCTTCTTTGCTCTTCCATGTTTAACCCTAATGGATTGTTTGCACCAATGTTTAATGGTTCAATTCTATCTCTTGTACCACTTCTATAAAAGTTTAGTCCACCCGGTACAGTTCTTACAGGAAGTAAGAAGCCATCATCCGGAACTAATAGTGGTGGATCAACTTGTTTCTGTGCAGCCTTGATTGTAGTTTTAGACATTTCATTTAACATCTTAACATCTGGCAATGCTGTCATTGCTGGACTTCTTCCATAAATTTCATTTGATGCTTTTAAATATCTAGGCACTACGAAAGGGAACTCTTTAAATCCACCAACAGATAATTCACTAGCATTTTTATATTCTAAATAAACAGATTCAAATGGCATATTACCTTTGTCTTTTTTGTTAGGATTAAAATCTGATCTTGGATAAACTGCGTGTAGTATTTCTACTTCTTCGTATGGATCTTTTTTAAAGATACCTTGAATGTCTGATGAAACATTATCGCCAAATTTTTGTACTGCAGCTCTAGCACTTATTTTAAATCTTCTAAATATTGTATCAATTCTACCTTTGTCATTTTCCGCAATAAACACTTCGTTAATATGTCTTGTTGAAAATTTTATAATATCATCATCATCTTCTTCAATAAACATTGCTGCTGTACCAAATGTAATTAGGTCATGGTACAATTCAAATATTTCTTGTTGAAAGTTTGATCTGTTAAATGCTGTGTACATTGAAGCAGTTGCTTCTTCTAACCAAAGTTTTGCTTCATCTTCATTATCAATATCTTCATCTTTAAATCTTAATGTAAACCAAGGTGTTGATGGATTAGTTAGCATACCATGTAATGATGCTGCTAATAATTCTACTGCTTGTATAGGTGAAGAATCAAAAACTTGTTCCATTCTTTTATCACCTCTAGCTCTTTGTTTAGTAACATCTGCTTTTCTTGGTTGCATATAATCTGCAACTTCTTGCCAATGTGTTTCCCAGTTTTGTCTTTGACCTTCTAGTCTTTCGTATCTGGATAATAAACTTTTTGATAAATCTGTTTTTGCCATTATGATCCTAATAAACTTTTCTTACCTAATGTTAAACTTTCATCTTCTACACCTTTAGAGCTTGTCATAATTGTTGTTGATCTTCCTCTTGCTTTTGTCTTTCTTGGGTCATAAGCATCTGCTGCTTTTGATTGTGAAACTTCTGGTGCAGTTGGAGTTGGAGTTGGTGGTGGTGCAGGTGGTTTTGGTCTAAATACTGATCCCATACTATTCTCCAAATGTTAATGATGATTTTGTTTCTTTAGTTTGTTTTACTTTAGATTTTACTTCTTCTTTTTTAATTTCGTTTTCAAAAGTAATATTATTACTGTGATCTATTTTTTTTTCGTAAGTTCTTTTTTCTTTTTCTACTTTTGGTTTTTTTTTAAATATCTTTTTAATTGTGTCAAACATTATGATCCTAATAAAGTTTTGTTTTCTGTTTCTGCTTCTTGCTCAACACCTAGTGGTCCAGTTAGAATTGTAGATTTTCTACCTCTTCT